CGGCTGCAGTATATGTATTTCCCCCTACTGTCAAAGTTGTATCGCTGCCGTTCGAGCCGACAGTACCACTTGATCCAGGTACGTCTGAAGTATTGCGGTTTCTCCCTCCAGTTGCCCCTTTATTATCTAAAAGAGTTGATGATGATATAGCTAGTACTATATTATTGTTATTAATTGCAGTTTTATCAATGATTATCGCACTGCCAGCGCCACCATTAGATCCTCCAGCACCCGAATAATAAGGCTGACTACCATCTAATATAATATAATATCCTCCTCCACCGCCTCCGCCTTGTCCGCCTTGTCCAATTAATATTGACCGAAAATGTGTTGCACCTAACATATTTGCGACAGTTATAGTAGTACTTGTATAATAATCAGTGTATCTAGCTAAATGTGTAAGGGGCTGTGAATTTATAGTATAACTGATAGGTAATGTTGTTACTATTGGATTTAAGCTGTTGTCTGTTTTCGGCATGCCTAAATAAATCGGGTGACTGCCTATGGTGGTGACAATATATTGTTCAGGCTAATACCTTTGTATGCATAATTACTTCCGGTTATTGACATATACAATCCTCATAAAATAAAATACATTTTACATTTGAATGTTCTGCATAATCGGTTAAATTTGCAGAAGAATTATTGTGTATAATATATATGATTTTTGTACTGTATGATAGATACGATTATAATTCATTTGCAATAACGATATAAAAAGACGATGCATATATAGTATGTGTACATGGTGTAAATAGCTGTAAATAAAATTACCTGGATATCCAAGACAGCCTTAATGTCTTTTTGCTCGTATAGCTCAGTTGGTTAGAGCATCGGTCTTATGAAATTTTCGAAGACAGCCGAAGGTCTGCGGTTCAACCCCGCATTCGAGCATATACGACCCGAATATGTCGTTAAACTATGTTCAAAAAAAAGCACGGATGGCCGAGCGGTCTAAGGCGGTGGTCTTAAGATCCACTACATTCTTGTGCGCGTGTTCGAACCACGCTCCGTGCACTTTTCAGTTACATAATAATTAAAATACTTATTATGTATATACATTATTTTACAATAGGTTCATATTTCCAAACAAAACCTTTTGCTGATTGCATTATCCCATTGCAACACCTGCTTATAGTTGTATATGCAGATGCAGCTCCGATATATCTGGCTGCTTCTCTACAACTATCAAACGAATTTAACCTATTTCCATGAATATCAAATTGTATGACTTTTCTATTTCTTTTTGATATAATCTGTTTATAAATTTCATCTTGACCTCCTGGTTCTATAACACTCGAATTAATACTTTCATATTTCCAATAAAATCCCTTTCCGGTTTGATTTGGTCTAAGGCAACACCCTGTTATAAACGCTCGAGAAGCACCAACATATTCGGCTGCTTGTTTACATGTATCAAACGTATTTAACCTAGTTCCATGAATATCAAATTGTATTATTTTCCTGGGTATTTGAGTTATAACATCATGTTTTGTTGCGGTTTGACTATGTTTAAACCTTCCAGTTAATGGTGGTATTCCTGCAACAGATTTTGTGTCATTACTTTCATATTTCCACCTAAATCCTGCTGCTGTTTTGATATCACCATTACAACAATGACCGATAGAGGAACGTGATACCCCTACAGATTTGGCTGCTTCCGTACAGCTATTAAATGTATTTAATCTATTTCCTTGAATATCAAACTGTATGACTTTCTTATTTGAATGTATTGAATTTCCATATCATCTAACATATTATCAAACGTTATACATACCAGTTTGAACACAAAATTCTCGACACCATATTTGTTAATCGCGGATTTTAGATATCTACAGTTGCTACGCTTTTTCAAATGGTCTTTCCATCGGGTATCCAGTTCTCTTACCGTTTGTCCAACATATGTTTTGTTATCGGTCTTATTTGTGATTGTATAGATATATCCCATTCTTATACAATATACACATTTGAAGATTTAAGTTCGCACAAAAATACGAAAATAAAAATTCAAAAGTGTAAAATCAATAGTTGTGCTTACCGCTTCCCTCGGCTTTAACAACGATGGTCTTACTTTCACTTGTTTCTTCTCCAAAACAAGTGAAAGGCGATGCCCTACTAAACTCTTATTGTATTGTTTGATTATTTATCCAATAAGTAGTTAAGTTCATTATATTTACTGCGGAATTCGCATCTCGGGTTCTAAATACGTTTTGTTTGTTTTGGCAACTCACGCAATTAGAACACACGAAAAGACGATATACTTCCTTATTCTTTTTATCTCGGTAATGTTTCATTTCATTACTACACCCACAACATTTTTATAGGGAACCTTAGGTTCCCCTATGACCCCTCCTCTTTCTAAATTTCATCAAAATATAATTGTATAACCTCTATTATTTTGTTTGTTTTATTTTCTTCTTTACACCAATATTCTATTTGATTTTTCAAATTTTCTAACCTATTATTCCATTCTTCTAATTTATTTTTTTGTATTTGAATAATACCTTTATTATTTACTTTCCAACAAGATTTTATATTTTCATTATTTTTATTTATATAATCATCTGGATTGAAACGAATAAAAACAATAGGTCTGTGTCCTACATCTTTTGATATTTCCATTATTCTTTTATTTTCACAAGAACAATCATAATTATTGTGTTGGTTTTCATCAATTTCAATAATGATAATTTGAAATCCTAAATTCAAAAATAAATCAGGACGTCTTTTAGAACAACCATCTTGAACTTTTTTATCAGCAATCCAAGAGAAATCTTTGAATGAACTAATTATAAAATCAGTAACATTCCTTTCTTTGGTTTTATAATTTCGTGTGTTAGGTTTCTCAGGAAATAAATAAACAAAGCATCTTAAACAATAATTTTCATATTTTGGGTTTTTCATAGTATCACAAAATCCAGAAACGCATAAATCACTACCATCACAAATTCTACATAGTTGTAAAATTTTATTATGAACGCAAGTATTTTTTTTCTTTTTATTTAAGTATGCTCGTCGTGCATATTCTTTCTTTTTTTCAGTTGATAGATTAGCAGAATAATTCGTTTTTTCTTTGTATTCTTTAACTCGTTGTTTATGTTCCTCTTTGTTATTTTCATAATATAATTTTCGACTTGCTGGTGCTGTGTATTTTTTGAGATGCTCTTTGGTTTGAATTAGTTCATCTTGCAATCTTTTATTTTCTTCCTCTATAATTTTTAATTTGTGTATTAGTTCATCAACATTCATAGTTAGTATAGTATAATAAATATTTTTATGTAATTTATCATAATATTTATTTTCGCATTTTGTGGCGGGGTTAAACCATGAAGAATTAAAACGGGACATTTTAATTTCTTCGCTGGTTTAAATATTCAAATGTGTATCTCACACCAATGTACGCTAACAAATCATCTATACATTATTGTGTTGGCGTTTGAAAATAAATCCGTATTGCACTATACAAAATATTTATTATAAGCGTCTATTGGGATTGCAATAATACATACACCCGAACCTCCAGTAGTTCTAGTGCTTGCCCAACCACCAGAACCGCCACCTCCTGTGTTAGGAATCCCTGAACCATATCCACCTGACGTCCCGCCTGTACCACCACCACTATCCTTACCCCCGACACCCACTAATCCACCCTGTGCTGAATTGTCTGCTCCTCCGCCACCTCCTGCATAATATTTGCCATCAATCCACTCCTTACTTGCACCACCTGCCCCGCCATCAAAAAACCCAGCGCCAATTGCGGCTCCAGGCCCGCCTGCACCGCCACCTCCGCCTCCACCGCTTGATTTAAAATGCGATCCACTGACTCCGACAGAATCAGTTGTTTTTGCACTACCACCTACATTTTGATACGAATTTACAGTTAAAAATGTTGATGTAGGAGATATGCTATATCCAACTGGTGTATTAGGGAATCCTGGCTGATACGAGAAGTTCGCCTGCAACGTAGTTGCAGTTGCTCCACCAGACGAACCTGAAAGAACAAAATTGTATAAGCGGTCAACCTGATAATCGTACTCTGCCAATCGATATCCACCTTCGCCTCCACCAGCACTGACCATATGTGCGGTGTTTGCTTCTATCAATACACTACTTATTGCTCCAGAATAGCCAATCGCGAAAGGCCCAGCCCCCCCTGCTCCAATTGTAGGTGAGATTTTAATAGTATTGTTATTAAAACGACTGCCATTAATATCAAACTCAATAGTCACAAATGCGCCTGCTCCTCCTCCGCCAGCGCCTGGATATTGTGATTGATAGTCAGTACTTGTGACTGCACCCGCCCCACCCCCGCCTACTAATAACATTTGTATGCCAATTGGGTCGGTGTTCAATGCATTTTTTATTGCTTGAAAGTTGGGCGTAGTTATAGTTAAATTACTATTCGATTCAGTGAATTTATAATATCTATAATTTGCGTCGGTTGATGCAGTGCCCCCCGCAATACTCAGTACCGGTTTATTAAATGAAAATTTTCGGTTAATATTAATGCCGTTTACACTGAAACCATAATTATTATCAGTTTGAAACCCTAGGGCATATTCTGTTATATAATTGCAAATATCTACCCCGTTCAGTTTAAACCCGGTTGTGTTTGTTGAAAGAGGATAATTTCTGTTAAAACTGCTGTCAACTGTGGTACCATTGCTAACTGCAACTTTATTGTTATTGTTAAAATATCCAAAACTCATTATAACATATATGAAGATTTAAACTATTGAAGAATTAAAAAATGGACACTTTAAATTCTCAATGCTAATAATCTAGTAATGTTTCGAAATACTGCTGCAAAGATCGTCTCAATATAAATCGCCACCTATTATAATTTCTCACTGCTAACATGCAGTAACGGTTCGAAATACTGCTACAACAATCGCGTCATTATAAATCGACGCCATGTATAATTTCTCAATGCTAATATTCAAATAACATTTCAAAATACCGCTGCAAAGATCGTCTCATTTTATTTCGTCGCCTATTATAATTTCTCACTGCTAACATGCAGTAACGTTTCGAAATAATGCTGCAAAAATCATCGCATTATAAATCGCCGCCTATTATAATTTCTCAGTGCTAATAATCCAGTAATGTTTCGAAATACTGCTGCAACAATCGTCTCAATATAAATCGCCACCTGGTATAATTTCTCAATGCTAATATGCAGTAACGTTT